ACGTTCTAATGAACGGGGACGGCACCGGGCGTTTAATAAAAACGCTCATGCCTTGGACTGCGGACGGAATAACGATAAAAAATGATCATGAAAAAGAAGATCATGAATTTGTGCAAAACTCCGCAAATCGGCGAACATTCGGCGCGATAACTATCGGACTGGCGTCCGGCGCGGTGTTGCAGGGAGACGGACAAATAGTCGGTGAAATCGCCGCGTCGTCAAAAAACGCCACGGTAGCTTTCTCGCTGAAAGGCACCGGAAGCTTGACGCAACAATAATTTTCTTTGTCCAGGGAAGAGCTGGTCAGAGATGGCGGCGGCGATAGGTGGATATCGCCGCCATACTTGTAAAAGGAGAGTAAAAAAAGGAGAGTAAATGCCTGACGAAGAGCAAGAATTCACAGCGGAAGATAAACAAGCCGTCGCGGAAGCGGAATTTGAGAGATTCGCCGACGCCTGGGAGCTTGACACTGAAATAGGCACAATGCCCGAGGAAGACGCCGAAAGTTTTAAGACGCAAAAGCGCAAAGTTCTCGCGATGATAAAACGGGATCGCGCCGTGGTCAATGAAGGCGGCGATATAGTCTATCAGTTAAAAAGGCCGGTTGGTCGGTTAAAAGAGATCACGCTGGAAACCGGCGCCGGCGCGTCTTACTGGGGTATGGATAAAGCGCGCGGAGAAAAATATATCGGCAAACTGAACCACTACATTTGCGACGCTGTGGGAATCGCAAATTCCGAGCTGCTGAAAATGTCCAGCATCGACACAAAATTTTTATACGGAGTTTACGGACTTTTTTTAAATTCGTAGGCGTTGATCTGGTCGACCGCGGCCGTGTGATCAGACGCCGGGGCATTGCCGGGATTCAGACAATGATTTTGCAGATTTGCGCTGATTATCCTGGATTGCCCGATGTCAGAACGATGAAAATCCATGAAATCCGATTTTTTTATAATGGCCTTCGAAAATCACTCCTTGAATTAACCAAACCTCAACCCCCTCCCAGTCATGGCCGATCGTTTTAGCGTGGAGGCGGCGTTCGCCGTGATCGATCGCGCCACCAAGCCAATCAGCAAGATCCAGCAAGGAATGACCCGGTTTACCAAAATAACCGGTCGTCAGGTCATCGCGCTCAATCAAAAAATGGCTCAATTCTCCGGCGCGGCGATTTCCCGTGTGGGAACGGTCGCGGTTGGCGGTCTGAGCCTCGCGCTGGCGGACGGCGCGCGAAAAGCGATTGACTTCGAGCAAACGCTGGTCAACGCCTCCGCGAAATTTCCCTCCGGGATCAAAAAGGGTACCGAGGCTTTTAACGCCCTGGAACGCGCCGCCAGAAAAACCGGCGCGACCACCGAATTCACATCTATTCAATCCGCTGAAGCTCTGAATTTTCTGGCTATGGCCGGCTTTAACGCCGAACAGTCTATAGCCGCGCTTCCCGGCATAGTTGATCTGGCAACAGCTGCCCAGGTTGATCTTGCCGAAGCCACCGATATAGCCACTGATTCACTCGGAGCTTTCGGACTGGCGACCAAAGATCCAACCAAACTTGCCGCCAATTTAGCCCGCGTCAATGACGTGCTGGCGAAAACCACCACCACAGCCAACACGAACATGGAGGCCATGTTCGAGACCATCAAAACAGGCGGACCAGTCGCCACCAGCGCGGGCGCGTCTATTGAAACTTTCGCCGCGTTTACGGGCAAGCTGGCGAACGCCGGCATAAAGGGCGAACAGGCCGGAACCACTCTGAAAAATGTCTTTCTAAATCTGGCCGGACAAACTCCCAAAGCCACGAAAGCGCTCAAAACTCTTGGAGTCACCACCACCGATCAAGCGGGGAATTTGCGCGATGTGATTGACATTTTTGAGGACATAAACAAAGGAATTCAGCGGGAAAAACTTGGCACAGCTGAAACGGCGGCTGTTCTGAAAGATATTTTCGGAAAAATTCCCATCGCCGGCGTGAATGTGCTCTTAAAAGAGGGCGCGGATAATCTCAGACAATACCGCAAAGAGCTGGAAGGCGCGACCGGCGCGTCCTCCGCCATGGCGAAACAAATGAGAGACACGCTGAAAGGCGCGATCAATTCGCTATTGTCCGCGTTTGAGGGATTGCAAATCACAATTTTTAAATTGAACGACGGGTCATTCGCTGGATTGGTTGAGCGAGTCACCGGCGTTATTCGCGGGCTGGATGAATGGATCCAGAAAAATCAGGAATTAGCGAAAGGGATCGTCGAGGATGTTATAAACGCGCTTTCCGGCGTCTTAAAAATCATGGGGCTGATAATCGTGACTTTTACAGCCTGGAAAATAGGGGTGTTGGCCATGAACGCCGTCATGATTGGTTTTAACGCTGTTTTGCTTATTTCAAAGGGAATTTTGCTGGGGATAAAGGCCGTCATAATCGCGGTAAAAATCGCGCAAATAGCCTGGAACCTGGCCATGAGTCTTAACCCTATAGGCGTGATTATCGCGCTTGTCGGCGCGCTGGTAATAGCCGGCGAACTACTTTTGCAGAATTGGGACTCGGTGGCGGATTTTTTCGTTAATCTCTGGGATCAAATTGGCTCCGCTTTCTCCACTGGAATTGATTTTGTAATGGGCATTATAAAACCTTTTCAGCAGGCGATTAGCGGAATCGGCGGGTTGTTTGAAAAATTTGGAATATCATTCGGCGGGACGGAGACACAAGGCGGCGGGACTTCTCCCGGGGCGGCGACTTCTCCGCAGGTTGTCACACAAGCCGCGACAACCCGCGCTTTGCTGGAGCAACGAACCGAGGAAACCTCCCGCGCGGAAGTGCTGATCAAAGACGAAACCGGACGCGGACAACTGACCACTCGCGGATCCGCGCCGGGCGTGAAAATCTCCATGATCAATAGCGGGGATGGTTAATCCATTATTTCATCAAGTTTTTCTTCCAAATTTTCAATTTGATCTTCTAAATCTTGGCGTTGCCAGTCTGGGAGGCTTTCAGCAAATGTTAATTCGTCTTTTTTTTCGGATATACGCTTTTTTAGTTCTTCGATTTTTTCAAAGTCCATTTTTATTCTCCAAAATTAGTTTAAATTTTTATGCTTTGTTGATTTTTATTTCACGCTATCAAAAATCAATTGCAATCAATTAAAGTGAATTAAAAGCCATCGAATTGACATATATCAATAATGCCCGCAACCATACTTTTTGACACTTCTCAAATAAGCAAGTTTGATAAAATCACGCTGCAAAAGGCGAAAGCGGTCGCGCTTCCCTTGGCTATCAAGGGCACGATCAACGGCGCGGCGTTTGAGACTATGCGAAAATCCAGAAAAACCATTCAGGAAGATTTTACGCTCAGAAATCGTTTCACCGAGCGTTCCGTCCGCGTAATTCCCAATAAAACGTTGAAAATTACCGATATGCGCGCGACGGTGGGAAGCATAGCAAAATACATGGAGTCTCAGGAAGAAGGCGAACGTAAATCGTCCAAGGGCAAGCACGGCTTGAGAATTCCAACCACAGCCGCCGCCGGGCAAACCGGATCGCAAAGAACAAGGCCGGTTCAAAAACGATACAGACGCGGACAAATCGCGCTGGCGAATCGCGCCGGAAAAATCAAGGCGCGTAGCAAGTCACAATGGTTTTTGATGTCAATCCGCGTCGCGGGTCTTCGCGGACAATCGCCTTTTGTTTTCCTCCCGTTCGGAGGCGGAAAAGCCGGGCTATATCGGGTTGTTCCTTCCGGCTCTCCTCCTCAGACGCGGTATAAACGCGGCAAAAAACGATTCGCCAGGAAATTTAAATGGGGTCGCCCCAAAGGCAAACCAGGCCAGGAAAAATTAATTATGATCCATTCATTCGCGCATAGAACGATAACCATAAAGTCTACTCGCTGGCTAAAGAAAAACGTGGAGAAAGTCTCCTAAACCATGCAAGTCAGATTTACCAAAGAAGCGGAGCGAACTTTTAACAGGTTGGTGAAATGAAATTTCAATCCCGATTAAAACAAATTCGAAAACAGCGAGATCTTAGTCAAAGAGACGTGGCGCGGCTTATGAATTTACCTCCGAGTTCAATATCTCATTTTGAATCTGGTCGACGTATGCCAAATTTTAAAAATTTAATTGCTTTGGCCGACGCGTTAGCCGTGAGTTTAGATTTTTTGTGTCTTCAAACAGATAAAATGGCCTATGGAGGAACATTGTTAAATTTTGATGAAATTTCGAAATTATCTCAGAAAGATCAAAATTTGTTAGCCGGTTTTGTTGAAATTTTAGCGAACAAAAATAAAAATGTCTTGGCCGGATAGATTACAGGAAGCCGCGTATACGTCGCCTGGCGGCGTCAGGTTGGGTTTTAAATTTGAAAACGTCAGTGCGGAAATAAACAAGCGAAATCAAGCTCGCGAATTTCCGGAGTACGACGGCGCGTTGGTGCAGAATTTCGGGATAGGCGCGACGAATTTTCCGCTTCGCTGTATTTTCTGGGGCGATGACCACGATATCGAGGCCAATGATTTTACGTCGTCTCTCTCAGAGCCCGGCGTAGGGATCCTGGAGCATCCTTTTTACGGGCGTCATGAAAATATCGTTCCTCTGGGGACAATCCGCCGGCGCGACGACTTGCGAACAGCCGCCAACCAGACAATTTTCGAAGTCAATTTCACGCAGTCCGCCGCGTTTCAATTTCCGACCTCGCTTATCGCTGAATCGGATCAAATTCAATTTGACCTGGACGCGTTTTACGACGCTCAGGCGAATGCTTTCGCGGATGGGATACGACTGGACACGGCTCGCGAACGCGTGGATCTGCTGGACACTCTGAAATCAAAACTGGCGTCCGTCAAACGTTTTCTGGGCGGACTGGCGGATACCGTCTCCGCGATTGAGAGTGAGTTCAACGCGGCTCTGGCCTTGGTGGAAAATTCCCTCAATACGCTGATAGACGCTCCTCTGCAATTAGCTAATCAGATTATCAACGTCATAAAATTACCGACTCGCGCCGCCGCGCAAATCGGCGCGTCCTTGTCCGCGTATCAGAATTTATTATCGTTCGCGATCGCCGACGCGGGGGGGCTGTTTTCACAGGGCATAGGAAACCGGGTAAATAATCAGTTTTTCACATCCGACCTTTTCTCAAGCGTCGCCTATGGCGGAATGCTCGAAACCTCCCGAGAAGTGGCCGAAGCCACGCGGGAAATATCAGGCCAGTCTCTCGCGGATTTTGTCTCACAACTTCCGGAAGAAATCCCGGCCTTTATCAGCAAGTTCTCAATCATTGAGACCGTGAATTTTCTCGACGCTGAATTTACGCGGCTAACTCAATGGAACGAAGCCAACCGCGACGCGCTGACACTGCTGGACACCGGAGAAGCCTACGCGTATTTGCAAAACGCCGCCGCGCGGGTCGCCGGTTTCTTGGTCGAAATCTCATTTTCCGCCAGACAAGAGCGTGAAGTGGCTCTGGGTAATCCCCGACACTTCATAGAGCTTTGCGCAGAGCTTTACGCGATTCTCGACAACGCGTTTGATTTTTTCATTCTGACCAACAATCTAACCTCCGACGAAATGTTTGAGATCCCCGCAAATCGACGGATTTTCTATTATGTTTGATTTTTGGCTTGCAAATTGTACGCGCATTTTGTAAGCTTAAAAGTATAATTCGAACATGGAGAAAAAATGGAAGGAGTAATTGTAATTAGTACTGAAGCTAGAAAAAAAATCGCGGATTTTAACGCTTTTTGCGCTGCTTTGGGCAAAAGATTGAAAGATAAAAATCCGGGATTAAGGAAAGTAAAATTTGCGAACGCCTCTTCATTGGGCGGTTTTTTGTTTTATGGTTATGAAATAGGTTCCCGCCGCGAAAAGAAATTTTGGGAATCGATACTGGGTTATCGGCAATCATTTTTTTGCAATTATTACGCGCAATTAGACAAAATTCGATTACTGGCAAATGACTGAGCGCGTAGTTCTGAAAATCAACGGGAAAACATTCCAGTTCTGGGAAAATATCAATCTCAATTTGTCTCTGGACTCCATAGACACGTTTGATTTTACGACTCCCATGAACGCCGAGGACATTGAGTTTCGGGAAACATTCGCGCCGGCGAAATATCTCCCGGTTGAAATCCTGCTGAACGACGAAACGATTCTGACGGGAACTTTAAACAATAAAAACACTTCCCTCTCCTCTAAAACTCTCTCGCTGGGTGGGTACTCGAAGCCCGGCGTTTTAAAAGATTTGTCGGTTCCTCCGGATAAATATCCGCTGGAATTCAAAAATCAGACTCTCGCGCAAATCGCCGGCGAAATCGCCGGATATTACGACGTCCAGGTATTGTTTTTCAAGTCTCCCGGGGCGGCTTTTACGGAGGGGGTTTCGCTTGAACCGGCTGAAAAGATTCTCGAATTCCTGATAAAACTCGCGCATAAGCGCAACTTGCTGGTCGGCAATGACGCCGGCGGCAATCTGTTGTTTTTTGAGCCGACGGCAAGTTCCGGATCTACGCCGCTTCGCCAGGGCGAACTTCCGCTGATGGAATGCTCGGTGGAGTTCAACGAACAGGAAATGTTTGATTCGGTCACGGGCTACGGAGCCGCGATCGCCGGCCGGGATCCGGAGGCTTTCACCGTTCCGATTACCGTGCTTTCAGGGATAAACAGGCCGTTCGTTTATACGGTCTCCGAAGCGAAAGGAGCGGAGCTTCAAGAGGCTGTAAAATTTAAGGCCGGACGTATTTTCGCGAATTCCATGCGGATCTCCGCTTCGTCGGTGGGCTGGCAAAACGCGGGCAACAAAAAGTGGGCTCCCGGACAATTTGTTTCTCTCTATAGCCCGAACAATTTTTTTTACAATGAAACAAAGCTGATGATTCGCAATATCCGGCTGACAAAATCCGGCTCAGACGAAACCGCAAATCTTGATCTGATTTTTCCGGGCGTCTACTCCGG